ATAAGAATGAGAGAAATGTCAAACGCTGGTAGATAATCGCCTTAAAGGGACAAATATGGCACGAATACCCAACGACCAACGCCTTGCCAATCTGCACGCTGAAGCACTGCGGCAGTTCAACGACATACAAACCGCCTTGCGGGATGAGCGCCTGCAATGCCTGCAAGACCGTAGATTTTATTCTTTGTGCGGCAGTCAGTGGGAAGGTCCACTATACGACCAGTACGAAAACAAACCAAAGTTCGAAGTCAACAAGATCATGTTGGCAGTTATTCGCATCGTTAACGAATACCGAAACAATCGCATTACTGTTGACTATGTGAGCAAAGATGGTTCAGAGAACGACAAGCTGGCTGAAGTATGTGATGGTTTATATCGTGCTGATGAGCAAGCATCAGTGGCTGATGAGGCTTACGACAATGCTTTTGAAGAGGCTGTAGGCGGTGGCATTGGAGCCTGGCGCTTGAGGACAGTTTACGAAGACGAAGAAGATGACGAGGATGACCGCCAGCGCATCCGCTTTGAGCCTATTTATGATGCCGACAGTTCAGTATTCTTTGATCTGAACGCCAAGCGGCAAGACAAGTCGGATGCTAAGTATTGCTTTGTGGTCACCAGCATGACCCGTGAAAGCTACAAAGAAGTCTACAACGATGACCCGACAGATTGGCCTAAGATTATTCACCAGTACGAGTTTGACTGGGCAACCCCTGACATTGTGTTTGTGGCTGAATACTACAAACTTGAGGAAAAGACCGAGTTAATCCGCATATTCCAAGCGATTGACGGGACTGAGGAACGCTACACCGCTACCGATTTTGTGAACGATGAAACGCTAGAAGAAACCCTGATGGCAGTCGGCACTCGTGAGGTGCGCCAAAAGCGTGTCAAGCGGATGCGTGTTCGCAAATACATTATGTCTGGCGGCAAGGTTTTAGAAGATGCTGGCTACATTGCCGGCAAGTGCATACCTATTGTGGTGGTCTACGGCAAACGCTGGTTTGTGGACAACATCGAACGCTGCATGGGTGCGGTCAGGCTTGCCAAAGATGCACAGCGCCTCAAGAATATGCAACTGTCCAAGCTGGGTGAAATATCAGCTTTGTCCAGCATCGAAAAGCCCATCATGACACCTGAGCAAGTTGCAGGGCATCAATTGATGTGGGCTGAGGACAATCTCCGTGACTACCCGTATCTACTCATAAACCCTGTGACTGGGGCTGATGGCGGTACGCAAATTAGTGGGCCAGTGGCTTACACAAAGTCGGCGCAAATCCCACCAGCAATGGCGGCACTTTTGCAAATTACCGAGCAAGATATGCAGGACATTTTGGGAAACCCGCAAGGCGCTGACAAGATGGTTTCGGGCGTATCAGGCAAAGCGGTGGAGTTAATTCAAACCCGCGTGGATATGCAGACCTTCATTTACATGAGCAACTTTGCTAAGGGCATGAAGCGATGCGGCGAGATATGGTTAAGCATGGCAAAGGAAATCTACACCGAAGATAAGCGCAAGATGAAAACCATTGCGCCTACTGGCGAAGCTGGCATGGTTGAGCTGATGCAGCCAATGATTGACCCAGAGACTGGCGGCATGATGATGGCAAATGACTTGAGTGATGCCACATTTGATGTTGTGGCACAAGTCGGGCCATCCAGTAGCAGCAAGCGTGCAGCTACGGTCAGAGCTTTAACTGGGATGCTTCAGATTACCCAAGACCCTGAAACTCAGCAAGTTCTCACTGCAATGGCGATGATGAACATGGAAGGCGAAGGCATACAGGATGCAAATGCTTACTTCCGCAAGAAACTTCTTCGCATGGGTGTTGTTCAGCCCACCGATGATGAAGCACAGGAAATGATGGTAGAGATACAGGGTCAGCCACAAGACCCGAACGCTGTATTCTTGCAAGCCGCAGCTGAAGAAGCCACGGCCAAAGCTGCCCAAGCTCGTGCCAACACTGTAAAGACTGTAGCAGATGCAGAGCTTTCAAGAGCGAAAACGATTGAGACACTGAGTAAGGTGGAGAATGATGACCAGACTCTTGCAATCAACAGTGCAAAAACCATTCAGGAGATGATGCTTAATGGCTGATCCTATTTTTAAAAAGCTGGCCTTTGCCACACTGGCGCAGACCGCACGCAATCCAACTCAAGATTTCTTGCGAGCAACACCAAGAAACCCAGTTTTGGGTTATTTGGCAGATTTGACCGCATCAACCTATGCCCCGCAGCGGACGCAGCAGATGCAAGGCGTTGCTCAGTTCTTTGGTGTTCCAGCAGTCAGCCAGACGCTTGACAGGCTTTCATATGGCGAACCATTGACAACAGGCGCAGGCGGCCTTGGCGGCACTACAAGAATGCGTCCTGAGACTGCTGAAGCATTGCTAAATGTTGCGCCATTTGCGCCTGGAGTGGGTAGGGTTGCTAATCAAGCTGCAATGACTGCTGGTCGTGCTGGCGCTAGATATGCTGAGAGGGTTGTGCCTCAAGTGATGGCGCAAGGAGGATTTGGTGCTGATATATTGGAAGGTATGACTAAAAATACGGCATCAAATATGACTCAATTTAAAGGCTTCAAAAACACAACTGCTTTTGGTAAAGCAAAAGAAGTAGCTAAATATTTGGATAGCTTAGGCATTCCCTACACGTTAAACAAATCCAAAACAACAAACAGCGCTTATTTAGAAGTTCAAACTGGCAAGGGTGATTTTGATTACCCAATGCAGTTTAGATTTTCAGATCATTCAACAGATTTGCCGCATCAGAATAGACAAATCTTCAAAAATCCTAAACCTGATCCTAATTTTGATTTGGATGTCTTCAATGGTGGCGGGCATGATGCTGAGTTTGCAGTTAACAAAATAAACGAATTGGTAACAAAGGCAACCAAAGGCCTTCCAGTAGGCATGAGCATCAAGGATGTGGGCGCACCTCAAGCAGAAGCATTGCGTTTGGCCCAGCAACGTGCGGCGCTGCCTGTTAAAAAGGGTGGTTTAGGATTAGCCGCTGATAACACTGCATCACAACGCGCCGCTGCTATGGGGTTTGATACATCCAAGCCAGTTTTTCACGGAAGCGCACAACCTCTTGATAGATTTGACAACGCTATGCTCGGATCAAATACAGGCGCAGATGACGCATTAATTGGTCATCATTTTGCAGGAGATAGATCGGATGCGGACCTGTACGCAACAATGGCAGCAGAAAAATTGCAAAAAGCCCAGACTGGTGACGGTTATGGAGCTACAGGTAACATTGGTGAATATTTAATTAGGTCAAAAAACCCATTGGTTGTTGATGATTTTGACAGTCCATTGTTAGATAAAATTGAAGCATTTAATTATGCAAAACAAAACAAAAATGATTCAATAATTTTTCCTTATGGAACAAGTGTAGATAGTGCATACACTCAAGTTGTTTTTGATCCTGAGAACATTAGGTTAAAAAACGCAGCCTTTGACCCATTCCGTAAGACAGCGGCAACAGCAGCCGCACTTGGCGCAGTTGCTCCAGACCTGATGGCGCAACAACAACCCGATGCTTCCGAAGCTCAACAACTTGCAATGATCATGCAAGACATCGGAACAGATTTATACACAATCTATCAGCAAACAGGCGTTTGGCTTGGTGGTAACTAGTCATTTACATATATCTTGCCAATCAATCAACTTTTGAGTGACAATAGCATTCATACGGCAACCACCCAGCCGTTCAAAGTGGGTGAGTCACGGCAACCGTAAGCCGATAAAAATACGAGCAAAGGGGTCAACGATGAACAAAAAGGCAGTAATTGAGGACGATAAAGTCGAGGTAATAGAAGAGGAAACCGAAGTCAGCGAAATCGTTGATGAGGTAGAACCGGAAGATACCGAAGAAGTTGTTGTCAGCATTGGTGAGGAAGCGCCACCTCCTGAAGAGCAGCTTTCTGAGTATGGCTGGGCAGCCAAGATGCGTATAGAAAACAGAGAACTTAAGCGTAAAGCCCGTGAACTTGAAGCAAGGTTGCAAAGTACAGAACCACCTGAGACCAAACCAGTGGTGATTGGAAATAAACCAAAGCTGGAAGATCACGACTATGACGCTGACAAGTACGAGGAAGCATTGACAGACTGGTTTGACCGAAAACGTCAAGCCGATGATGTCAACGCCAAGCAAGAAGCTGAAGTTATGAACCAGCAGAAGGCATGG